ATTGGCAAATATTTGCGGTCAACTGGTTGCCAATTTAATGCATTTTCGCTATCAGTCGCTCCAAATTCAATGGTTACAGGCTCTTTTGGCGTTATTGGCAAGGGCTTTACAACATCAGCGTCTGCTTTAGGTAGTTCTACCTATAGCGCCGAAACAACAACCGCGCCTTTTGACTCCTTTACCGGGTCAATTACCGAAGGTGGTTCGGCTGTTGCCGTGATTACCGGGCTTGAGTTAAGTGTTGATAACGGTATGGAAGCGCTATATGTAGTCGGCTCTGATGAAACGCTTGAGCCTTCCATCGGCAAATCAACAGTAACCGGGTCAATTACTGCTTACTTTGAAGATACTACACTTATCGACAAGTTTATTGCTGAAACAGCCTCTGCGATTGTGTTTACGCTGACCGATGCCCTTGGAAATGACTATATCGTGTCTTTGCCTAACATTAAATATAACTCAGGTAGCCCAGAAGTCAGCGGCCCCGGCGCAATTACCGTTACTTTGGATTTTGTGGCTCTGTATTACGCTTCCGATGCGTCACAAATGAAAATTACGCGAGTCCCAGCGTAATAATTCGCTAGACCGAGGTATTTACTAGACCGAGGCCAACTTACCGCACGACAGAGGGTTCAAATGGATATTCAGCAATTATATACCGCAGAAGCGCACGAAGAAGGCGCTGAAATACGCATTGTAAGCCCGTTAGACGGCAAAGAAACCGACTTTTACATAACCCTACAGGGTGTTGATTCAAAGACGTATAGAACGGCTGTAAGGGCTTATCACAAAAAGCTGATTAATGAAGAAGAAGGCGGTGAAATTGACCTTTTGGTGTCTGTTACGAAAACGTGGCGTGGCCTTAATGATGGCAAAGATGAAATTGTATTTACGCCAGAAAAGGCCAAAGATGTTTATATTAATGCGCCTTCTGTTGCTACACAGATTGACCAGTTTATTGCTGACAGAACAAATTTTATCAAGGACTGACCGATGAATTAGCGACCTTTGCTAAATGGCAGTTCTGGGCTGCTGGTTATGACAAAGGTTCCACAGTCAGTCGAATAGATAATCTAAAGCAAATTGCTAAATCCCTTGGTAGAAATCCCAAAGAATTGGATGATGCGCCAAAATTAAGGTCTGAATTGCGCTATTTATGGGCATTATTCGTGTCCCTTAAAAATGCTTCATCCAAATGCATTACTTACTCCGATATTCACGCTTATATGCAAATTTACGGCGATCTCAGCGTCTTTGAGGTTGATGTGGTTTGTCATTTAGATACCCTGCATTCAAGAGAGCAATAATCATGGCAGAGAAACCAACCGCTGAACTACTGATTAAGGTTGATAGTAATGGCGTTAAACTTGCTGGCGAGAATTTAGAGAATCTTACAAAAACGGGAAAGAAAGCTGAAAAAGCGCTCAAAAACACAGGGAAATCAGCGGGCGCTATTGGTGGCCCTTTTAGAGCCATGCGCGGTTCTGTTCAGCAAGCCTCTTATCAGCTACAGGATATTGCCGTTCAAGCGCAAATGGGTACTGATGCCTTTATAATATTAGGCCAGCAGGGGCCGCAACTTGCTTCAATCTTTGGGCCGGGTGGTGCTGTACTAGGAGTTTTGATCGCGCTTGGAGCGGTGGTTGGTGGAACGCTGTTCAGGGCTTTGACCGGAACTGGCGAGGCGATGAAGGAATTAGCTAAAGACGCTAAAACATTGCGCGATTCTTTCGATGATTTAGGGCCAGCGGCACAAGCATACCAAAGGTTTTTAGCAGCAGAGGAAATTATAGAAGGAACAAAGAACTTAGCAAACCTTAATGCTGAACTTAAAAAAGGCATAAAAACTTATGCTTTAGGGTTTTTAGCAACGGTAACAAACCGAGAAGCAGACGAAAAATGGACTGAAAGAAAATTGCTGTTAAACCAGCAAATTGAGCGCGGTACACTACTTCTTAGCATGAAAAAAGAAGCGGTTGATGGCTTAACAACTGGTACAGAAAAGCTAATTGAAAAGCTAGATGAAGAGCTAATTACGTTAGGTATGACTAATATAGAGTTGGCCGCATATAAGGCAACATTAGCAGGAGCAACAGAGGCTCAGATTAAGCAAGCAGCGTCTATTCAGAAAGGTATTGATCTTAAACAGCAAGATATTGATAAAATAAAGGAGCAAAATAAAGCCAAAGAAAAAGCCGATAAAGATGCCATAAAACGTGAAGAAAAGCTGGAAATGTTCTTCTTTAAAGCAAATGAAAGAAAGCAAAAAGATGAAGAAACAGCCGCTAAAAAACTAGCAAGAGATAAAGCTGCCGCAGTACAGATGGCAACGAATACGGCTAATTTGGGACTTAACGAATTAGACGCAATGACAGTTAAACATGAAGCTTTAGAATTAGAACTGAAAAGACACCTTGCTGCTAATCTAATTTCAGTGCAGCAGAATGCGGAAGCACTTGATGGTATAGAGCGAGAAAAAACTGCGTTTGCTGAATCTGAAGCGGCCGCGAGAAGACAAATCCAACTGCAAGTTATAGGTGCGGCTGCTGGGGCTGTCGGGCAACTACAAGGAATTGCGGAAGAAGGATCAAAAGAAGCTAAAATTCTATTTGCGATGCAAAAAGCGTTAGCCATCGCTCAGATTATTGTTAGTACCGAGCTTGCGGCAAACGCCGCTGGCGCTCAAGCCTCTGTTATTGGTGGCCCTTTTGCTTATTTTGCCACAGCAGCAGGCATTAGAGCGGTTGGTTATGCCTCTGCGGGTGTTGTTGCTGGTACGGTTATTGCTGGAGGCCGAGCATTAGGCGGTCAGGTTCGTGGTGGTGAGTCCTACCTTGTCGGTGAGCGCGGCCCAGAGTTGTTAACAATGGGTACATCTGGCCGTATAGCTACCAATGAAAACCTTAAAAATGCTGTTAATAACGATAATTCAAATTCGTCTAACGTCATCAACGTAAACTTTTCTGTACAAGCTAACGATACCGCTGGTTTTGACCGTCTACTGCAATCTCGCAGAGGTCAGATTGTCGGCATGATCAATCAAGCAGTAAACAATAGAGGAAGGTCTTCAATCGTATGAGTGGAACATATCCTGCCTCACCCGTTTTCGCTTCAGTAGGCTTTAAAAGCGTCTATTACAACCTATCGAGCCAGAGCTTATCTGGTCGTACTCAGGTGCGGAATATCGGTGGTCAACGCTTTGAATTCTCAGCAAGCTATTCTCGCTTGTCTCGATCCGAGTTTGCCCCGGTAATGGTCTTTGTAATGAGTCAAAGAGGCATGGCCGAAACTTTCAGTATTGTATTGCCCGAAATTAGCAGTGCTTCAGGAACCGCATCCGGTACGGTAGTTAACACAAACAACCCCGCAATAGGCGGCAAGACTGTCGCCATTAGTGGTCTGTCTGGCGTATTAAAGGCGGGTGATGTCATTAAGTTTTCTGGTCATTCAAAGGTCTACATGATTACGGCAGATCGGAGTGGTACGGGTACATTAAGCTTTGAGCCGGGGCTAGAGGTTGCTGTGTCTGGCACACAAACTATCACTTATAACAATGTGCCTTTCTTGGTAAGACTCAATAATGACATTCAAGAATATTCGTTGGGTTCTGCGTCCCTAGTCGATTATGACGTTGATTTCATAGAGGCTGTTTAATGACACGATTGATTAACTCAGCCACGCTTGCGGCGTTAGAGACAGACAGTTTTAATATTGCCACGCTCGTTCAAATCGACTTTTCATCGACAATACGAATAACTGACTGGGCAAGAAGCGTTACCGCGTTATCTAGCACTTGGTATTCTAGCGCAAACTTTATTGGTGTTGGTGATGTAACGGAAAGCCAAGAACTGCGCGTTAATGATCTGACCCTCACCTTATCTGGTGTTGATCAGACCTATGTTGCCATCTTTCTGTCAAACAATTATATCGATGTCCCCATCAACGTGTACCGGGTCATCTTAGATGGTACTGACGCTGTTGTGGGTGATCCAATCTTGATATTTGACGGCATATTAACAGGCTACTCAATCGAAGACACTGAAGAGGAAAGTAAGGTTACGGTACAAATGGCTTCTCACTGGAAAGACTTTGAGAAAGAAAACGGAAGGCGTACCAACCACAATAGTCAGCAATTGTATTTCGCTGGCGATGAGGGTTTTGAGTTTGCCCCTAAAAGCATCAAAGATTTGAAATGGGGTCGTAAATAATGGATCCATTAACAGCATTTATTATTGCGGTAGTTGTATCAACATCCCTCTCTTATGTAATGACGCAAAAGGCGCAAAAGAAAGCCAAGAAAGCTGCTGATGACATGGCTGGCCTTCTGATAAACAAAGAATCCAATATTGAACCTATACCTATTATCTATGGTG